AAACTAAACATGTCAATGATTGATGATGTAGCAAAAACTATAAGTGTATTCATGAATGATTACAGAGATATGGCTGAAGAAGATCGTCCTAAGGTATTATTTGTAATTGACTCTTTAGGAATGTTACTGACTCCAACAGATGTTGACCAGTTTAGCAAAGGTGATATGAAGGGTGACATGGGTAGAAAACCTAAGGCACTGACTGCACTTGTAAGAAACTGTGTTAATATGTTTGGTAGCCACAACGTTGGTATGGTATGTACTAATCATACATATGCAAGCCAAGACATGTTTGATCCAGATGATAAGATTAGCGGTGGACAAGGATTTATCTATGCATCTTCTATTGTTGTAGCAATGAAAAAACTAAAGCTAAAAGAAGATGAGGATGGTAATAAGGTTACTGATGTTAGAGGTATTCGAGCAGGTTGTAAGGTTATGAAAACAAGATATGCAAAACCGTTTGAAGGTGTGCAGGTTAAGATTCCTTATGAAACTGGAATGAATCCTTATAGTGGACTAGTTGATCTATTTGAGAAGCAAGGTATACTTGTTAAGGATGGAAACAGACTGAAGTACACTGATCCTAACGGTGTAGAACACAAAGAGTACAGAAAAAACTGGGACGGTGCAATGCTTGACCTAGTTATGAAAGATGCCACTGGCGACAAATTAGTTGAAGAAATAGAAGAGAAATTGGTAAATATCCCAAAGCAAACAGAGGAGGTTTAGCCAATGGACGAACAACAGATTGTTGACATCTGGACAGTTTTCAAGGATACTATAGATAAAAAAACAATAGACATTACTGCTGAAAGGTATGTAGAAGTATGTGCAGACTTTGGAGCAGATGATGAGCAGTTTCGAGGAGCACTAGGTAGTTGTAATGTGTTAGACGGAGCAATTACCTACTACCTTGATCTAGACACTGATTATACCGAAGAAGACGAATACGGCGAGGATTATTAATGGGTTGGTATAGCGAAGTATCACGTAATGTTGAAAAGATACCAGAAGCAATTAAACATTATGAATTAGAACTAATTGATGCACGTAAAGAGGTAAAGTTACTAGGTAATGTTGAAAAGGCTTCAGCCGCTATGCCAGGCATCGTAGAACAAAGATTTAATCAGTTACAAGAAATTGAAGCTATATTAAATTACATGAATATTGAACTAAGGCGTTTACGTAGTTCGTTTTTCAAAAAATATTTAGAAAATTACCAACGTGCTTTATCTAGTAGAGATGTAGAAAAGTATGTTGATGGAGAAGCCGACGTTGTTGATTATGAAAAGATTATCAACGAGTTTGCCTTGCTACGAAACAAATGGTTAGGAGTCTTGAAGGCACTGGACCAGAAACAATGGCAGATAACTAATATAGTAAAGTTAAGGGTAGCAGGCATGGAAGATGCAACATTATAATGTTTTAGTAGGATGCGATCAAAAATATTATAACGATTGGGCCGAAAACTTAATTCTAAGTATTAGGCATTTTAATCCGTGGCTTACTTGTCATGTACACATAGTAAATCCAAAAAAATATAAAAAGATTGAAGGCGTTAAATATACAACAGAACGCCGCAACTTTCCAAATGAGACTGTACGGATAGGATACTTACAAAGTGTAAGGTTCTTAAAAGTTGCTGAAAACTTTAAGGATCAAGACTTTGTAATGACGTTAGACGCAGATACTATCTGTACCAGAGAAACCACTCCTGACAAATTTTTACAAATTGCAAATAGAATTACAATGTTAAGACATTTGAAAGACTATCATTGGCTCGCGGGTCTTGTAACATTTGGCGATAAAAGATTTAGACAAGAGTTATCTAATAAGCTACTAGAAAAACCAATAGAAGAGTGGGCACCTTTTCACGATCAGATAGTGCTAGACGAGTTAAGTAAGAAGTATGTTTACTACGAACAGCACCCAAAACATTATTGGATGAGCATAGGAAAGAACGGCCATAGAAGTGTATTTCTCACTTTGAAAGGCGCACAAAAAACCAAAGAAAAATATCTAAATATTTACAACGAAACGGTTAAGCAGATCCGATGAAAATATCATATAAAAAAATATTGGTGACCGGTGCTACTGGATATATAGGAAGCCATGTCTGTAAAAAATTAAAATATGAAGGACACTTAGTTACTGGGTGTGACATAAACATATACGGAAAACACAATGACATATCCCAATATGTGGACGAGTTTTTATTTGCAGATATAACCGAAAATAAGATACATGGAGAATTTGATGCAGTAGTTCACTTAGCAGGAAGAAGTATAGTTCCACTAAGTATTAAAGAACCTTCAGAATATTACAGAGTAAATACTTTAGGCACTTTAAATTTATTACAAAATATATCAACAGATAATTTTATTTTTGCTAGTTCTAGTAGTGTGTTTGCAATGGCATCACCGTATGCAAGGAGCAAGGCAGGTGCAGAAGATATTATAAAAGAAAAAGCATCAGGACATACTATTTTTAGATTCTTTAATGTTAGTGGGACTGATGGTATAAACAAGCAGATAGGTCCTGCAACACATCTAATCCGGGTGGCGGCATTGGCGGCTTCGGGTAAAATTGATCACATAAAAATACACGGAAATAATTACGATACACGCGATGGAACATGTATTAGAGATTATATCCATGTTGAAGATGTATCCGATGCAATAGTCAATGCAATAGAATTAGGTCCTAGTAACACACCTTATGAGTGTTTAGGATCAAAAAAAGGATTTACAGTAAATGAAGTTATTGACACTATGGAAGAAGTTACAGGTGAAAAAATTACAAGAATCGTATCGCCACGTAGGAAAGGTGACTCAATAGTAAATATAGTAGATAAATTATCAAATAGAGTGCGAATAAACAAAAGTTTAAAAGACATGTGTTATGATCAATACAAATTAGAAAGAAAGTTCGATGCCTAAAGGCCGTATCAACCCAGACATACCTATACACTTAGGAGGTCATGCAGACAAGACACACAAGGATAAGGGTGCAATGGATTGGTTCCAACAGGTTCTTGGACATAAAACATTTTTAGATATTGGTTGCGGTCCAGGTGGCATGGTTGAATTAGCCGAACAGTACGGTATGACGGCATTAGGTATAGACGGAGATCATACAGTAAAAAGGCATGACAAAGACAGTTTTTTAATACATGACTTTACAAAAGGTCCTGCTAACCTACCTGATAAAGTGTATGACATCGGTTGGTGTGTAGAATTTGTAGAACACGTACATGCAGAATATATACCAAATTACATGGAAGCATTTAAGAAATGTAAAGCAATAGTAATGACATATGCTCCGCCAAACACTCCTGGACATCATCATGTAAATTGTCAAGATGAAAAGTATTGGAAAAAAATAATGAAAAAATACGGCTTTCGTTATGACGGAAATTACACACGCGAATTAAGAATCGTATCTACAATGGGTACGAAAATGAATCGCATGCCTCCTACAAAAAAACAACATCGATTTGTAAAAAACACTGGAATGTATTACATCAATGGCAACCTCTGAACCATTAATAGTAGGCATAAAAGAGATGTATAGAAATCATCCTATACCCAATCTACCTAATTTTAAAATTGTTCCATGGGCTGATCAACAAACTATTCAATCAGCAGATATTTACATACAGAACAATATTATAGAACAAAAGCGTAAGAAGTTTAAAAAACATTATCAGTTTATTCTAGATACAGGTAAACCTTTTTTAGTTACAGAATCTGCTGTGTTTAGAAGAAATATGGTTGCTCCGCCAAATCCAAAAGCATATCATAGATACAGTTGGACAAGTTACTTTAGGGATGAAGGTAATTATAATAATCATAATTGTTCAGATGATAGATGGTTACGTATTCAAAAAGAACAACGCATAGAAATTAAGGATTGGAAAACAGACGGAGAGTATGTGTTACTCATTATGCAACGTCCAGGTGATAGTAGTTTAAAAAATTTATTATTAAAATACAAAACTTATGAAAATTTTATTACTTCAGTAGTAACAGAAATAAGCAATCATACAGATAGAAAAATACGTGTACGACTGCATCCTGCACGACGTGATAGACAAGAAGCTATTCTAAATAATATTAATATAAAAAACTTAGAAATAAGTAAAAATATGCAAGGAGTAAAAGTA